TTCGGTGCCATTGTCCCGATAGAAAGTGCGTTTACCTGTCCAGCGGCGGTAGAAAATGAAACGCCTGTCGGAGATGTTGTCTCGCTGACAATCGTCTGCGCCGGACTTCCGGAAGAAGGCTCTAGTGCTATCTGTATGCTTTCGTCGACACCAGTACAGTTCGTTTCAATCCACACCTTCACGTTATACCCTGTAAAAGTCGCGTTAGAGTTCTTGACAAAAAAGCACCTATATGACGTATATCCTACCGCATGCTGGTCTCCAGTAACGTCAGAAAAGAGATTATTCAGCGTATTATCGGTAATTTGCGTGTTGGAAATAACCCCTCCGAGAGACGCGTTCGGATTCGTGTTAGATGTTCCTCCAGAGAGGTACGTAAGGATTTCTCCCGTTACTATGGACATATCAGTTTATTTTTTTCCAATTAGTCTCCGGGACGAGGTTCTTTGTTCCAAACTTTATCGTTCCGTATTTATGCTGACCGTAGAGATTAGAGACAACGTAGTATTTCTGCTCATATCTCTGTTTTCCCCAGGATATCCCTGATGATTCACCTATCTTATCCCAAAGAATACCGCTTGATTCAACAATCTTTCCCCATGATATTCCTGACGATTCTGATACCTTCCCCCAATTCTTTCCAGCGGATACCTCGACTTTCTCCCATATTCCGCCTGGTCCGAACAGAGTCCATCGAAACGTCAGGATTCTTATTACACGTAAATACAGTATCCATTTCAATGTAAGCGTCTTCAATACTCTCACGTATAATCCCCATTTCGTAGTTAGCGTCCTGTATGCTCTTACAAACAGGTTCCATTTTACGGTAGCTGTACGATACGCTCTTACAAACAGGTTCCATTTTACTGTGATTGTCCTATATACTCTTGCCAATAGGTTCCATTTCGTCGTCAGATTCCTGTATGCTCGTATGAAAAGCGACCACTTAGTCGTCAGCGTCCTGTATGCGCGAGTGTAGAGGCTTCCATATGTATTTTGAGCGTATTTGAATGTCCCATACTTCATACCTATACGTTATGAATGAAACCCTGCAATCTTGTATATTTTGAGTCTCCGTCAATAGCTTCTAGCTGCGAATAGTTGTTATATCTCGGTTTCAGGATTATCTTGTGGTTCGATACTTCCGTCTGTTTCAGTTTCTTGAGCCTATACGCGTAATTCTGGAATGCCGATACGGAAGCGTTACTATCTTTTCCAGTGTCCATCCGCTTGATGAACTTTGAAATGAGATAGTCTTTCACGAGAACCGCATCAGGAACTGATATCGTATCAGTGTCCTTCGTTATCGATGAAAGAGTGGAATAGTAGTCCATCTTATAGTCCATCTGGTCATGAAGAGAATCCACGAGCGGATAGTGCCACACATACCCTGCAAAAATAGTATAGTATAGCGGTGTTCCGAGTGAAGCGTTCTGAAACACGTCGGTATTGGCAGGATACGAAAGCGTAGATACCGAAGCGAGCGTAAGCACTCCGGTCGATTGGTTGTTTGCCGTATATGATATTTCATTTCCTGCTATCTGTATCGTTCCTGACTCTTCAAAGTCTGACGTTGACGAAAGCGTTATCGTTCCATCGCCTATTCCGAGAGGTGTCGTAAGATAACTGAACGCAACGTCATAGGTTATGTTTTTCCACTCTGACATATCAACCCACGTCATTGCTGGGTCATTTCCGATTGAAAAGTTCCAAATAGCCTTGTTCGTGTGTGAGTCGTCAATATCGGAAGGAAGTTGAATCCTCCAGTTTCCGATACTTGACTGTGTTGTCGCTCCGAAAACCTGCATCCAGCTCCATCGCTTCAATTCCCTGACCACCTCCATCTGGCAGTTGTTTATCTGCTGAAACGCGAACTCGTCTGAAAACACCTCCGATGTAGGCTTATTTATTTCACCAAGAGCGGAATCGATTATGTATCTCGCCGTGTTGAGAGCGTATGAACCGATCGGAACACCGTCTGAATAGTCAGAGTACGTATTCGTTATCGAGTTCTTGAATCTTGCGAAATAGTACCCGACCGTTACCGTTGTGTCGTTGTATTTCGTCTCGGTATCAACGTCAAGCTTCATTGTCGTCAGTACGCTCTTCGCTCCTGTAAGAGACGTGGCGTATGACAGTTCAACCTGGTCGAACGGTATGACATACACATAATCGGAATTGGTGTGCGCCTGTGTCGTAGCAGACGCGAGAGTCACCGTACTTCCTGTCGGTGCGGTTGCCGCATGCGTCTTTATGATTTCGCTATTGTCAACGCCTGGCTTTCCGACGAAAAGAATCTTGTTGACAGCAATGCCATATATATTCTGTACTGTCAACGAAGAAACTCCTGACGCGAAGTCATTTGTCAAGAACGTCTTCTGAGCGTCTTGAATGAGTACCTGAATCGGTATACGGATTGGTTCGTTTACAGTACCGTACCGTAGCTTGATTGTCGGTCGTATCTTGTTTGCCATATACTAGGCGAGCGTCGGGCAGTCCTTCTTGTGTCTGAATCCTCTGCTTCCGCACAATTCGCATTTAATTCCGTCATCCTTCACTTCTTCGACAACCTCTTCTTGCTTTGTTTCTTCGATGTCTTCTTTCTTCTCCTCCTCTGCAGGAGCATCAGAGAAGAAATTTTCAGTGGAGACTTTTTCCTCTTCAGGAGTCATTTCATTGATTGCAGACTCTACTTCTTCCTTCAATGCCTCCATCTTCGATATTTTAGAATCAATTATTTCTTCTTTCGTGTACAGTCCGTTCGATATTGCCGCACCTTCTCTTCGAGAATCAAGCTCTATCTGAAGTTCAGCCTCCTGTTCCGGCGTTTCAATATAAGACCCTTTGATATCTTTATAGTCTACCTCTACAAGCGATATCGGAGCCTTAGAAAATTTAGCGTCTACTACCTTCTGTACAAGAGCTTCTTCCTCAGGTGTCTGAATAAGCAGACCACCGAGCAATTTTCTGCTCATCATCATCAATTCGTCTTCTGATGGAAACTTCGGGCTGATAGACATATTATTTCCTTATTATTTATCCGCCATGAGTAAACAATGCCTTATACGTTCCTGTTCCTGTAACCGTGACAAAAACACGAATGTACTTGAACAAATCGCTATCAGGGAAGAAATGTATAGAGCTTGTAGCAGAGCTAAGCGTAGGAGCGGCAGCGCGAGTGTCAAACTGTGCGTTTGTATTCGTAACGTTGGAAACGAGCCGGTTATAAACTATCCAGTTCGTCCCATCGTTCGATACCTCGACTCCGAACGCTCCGCTTCCTGAAGTGAACGCCGAGCAAATGAACTGAATAGACTTCATTTGCGAACGCTCTGCGTCTAGGATAGTCGCCGATGTATTTGCAACCGTCGCTGACGTTGATGCCAGCGCTGTATCAGTGTAGGAATAGGGAAGTCCCATATCTTTATTGTTAGGCTCTTATCCCCGCCCCCATTAAGAGGCGGAAGAAGAGCCTAATTCGTTGATTAGAGCGTCTCTATGACGTACGTAACGCTGACCTTCGCCGTACCAGCAGCCGTTCCAGGCTGCGTGAATGCGCCTGTCGCAACATTGATATTGAGAGCCGTCGCCGTAAGAGACGAAAGGTTAATACCTGCTGTCGAGAGCGGGACGAACTGAATGACCGCGTTGGAGGCCTTCCCGAACGAGTAAGCAGCCGAGACGACACCGGTAATGACCGTCGTACCGAGAGCGAGCGAAACGTTGCCGCCTCCGGTATACGCCGCCGTAGCGTATGTATACGCGATAGACGCACCGATGAGGCGGATGAACTTTCCGGAAGCAGGAGCTGCTACAAGAGCCTTCATGGTCGTTCCTGACACGATATCTGTGGCAGAAACGGTTACCGAAGCTGTCTGAACCTGACCTGTCTGGAAGCTGAACACACCGGCATTCGTCATCGAAACTACTCCCGAAGGAGTAACCTCAGCACCTACGTTTGAGCCGTTTCCAGCGATAATCTTACCGTCCGTGAGCGCGATATTCCCAGGAGTATCCGTATTAACGAGCGCGAACGTACAGCTTGAAGATGTACCGGTGTTCGTGTAGAGAAGACCAGTCGTAGTATTCACGAGAATACAACCCTTCGCGTATCCAGATACTGCCGACGGAATATCAGCCGTCGCGCACTTGCACTTCGTAATGTTTCCGCTCTCATCATTGAACGCCACGAGCACGCTCGGGGTTGTAGGATGAGGAGCGTAGAATGTAGATCCTGCCATACTGTTTTATCCATTCTTCAGGGCTTTCCCAGTTGTTGAAATGAATCGGAGTGATTCCTGTTTCGACGAGCTTTCGGTTCTTTTTTGCATTCTGTAAGTGACCGTCAATCTCTATCGCGTACAATCCAATCAAGAAGTCTATTTCCATTCCGTTCACTTTTACCTTCGCACGGAACGGTATTTTGTACCTCTTGAGAAGTTCAACGAACTTTCTTTCAGCCTTTGTAGAATGGCCTTTGGTTAATTTGTTTATCTGACGCCTCATATTCTCTTTGACCGGTCCTCGTGAGGCAGAGGATAAGGTATTATCGAGCCGGCGTAAGGCCACCGGAAACCATCTCTTCTATTCTGTTGTTTTTTGTTTTCTGTCGGATTAGGCCGTAGCCGCGGAACCGACTGCCCACTGGAAGCTCTGGAAACCAGGCTGGAAGTACACCGAAGCGGTATACACCTTAGTCCCGTTCGTGACTACCTTGTCACTATCGAAACGCGGCCTCCAACCCCAGACCATCTTTGCGAGCTTCGAAGCACGATCGAGGTCAACGAGGAACCAGTAGTTACCATACGCCGCCGGAATCCAGGAAGCGACCTTGTAGTCGATACCTCCCATTCCGTTCGCGAAGACGTTGGAGACACGGTTCGCCGAATCCGGGTTACCGATTGAGCGAAGGACTTCCTCAGCCTTTTCTTTCTTTTCCTGCGCGACGATAAGACGGAGATTCCGACAGACCTGCATCGGTACTCCCTTGTCATCGTACATACGGTCAAGCATCTGCCGAGCAGTCTTGAGGTTATCATACGACAACGGAACAGTTCCGAGCGTGTTGCTCTGCGTCGAGCCATCCTTCATCGGATGGTCTGAAGCGAACAGAGCCTTCCCATCACCACCAGTGAAGAAAGTTGTGCCGAATCCAAGATAGAAAATCTTCGCGGCGTTCTCATCAACGATTTGATTGACAGAATGCGCAGAAGATGTCGTTGTATCATTGATTTCAGGCCAGAGATTGAAACGGAGCATTTCCTCAGTTATAACCGCTGCCTTGGTGTACTTCACCGGAGAGATTGTAGCCTTGTATCCGGAAACTTTATCCTCTCGGTTGTACGGCTCACCCTCACCCGTCAACACTGCCCTGCCGAGACCGGAGAAGTTCTCGTACTGCGGGTCCTTAGCATCAGCTTCGATATCCTTGAAGCCGAAAAGGCTATATTCAAGGGTCTTCGAGAGCTGGTCGTTTGTCTCGTTCCAGACACCGCGAACTCTGTGGTCGGCGAGGTCAGCCAATTGCTGAATAGACAACATATGTCTTGTTCAATTACTGATTACTCGTCGTTGCGAAGGTTGTACACCTTCACGAACTTGAACAGTCCCATCCGGAGACCGGAACCGGAACCTGTACCACCGAGACCCTGCGGGTCAACGCCAGTACATACCACAACGCGGTTCGACGTGGTTTGCACCCCCGCGTTAACATCAACCTGCTGCGCACCTGTCCCACCTGCGACGAGCTTGTAGTAAGCACCAATCGAGGTAATAGCGGAAAGGTCCGCGTTTGTTCCCATCATGAACTCATAGTCCTGACTGATAGGAGTGTACACCGGCTGCACCTTCGCGACAGTCTCGTTATTCGAGGCCATCGTAGCGGAGGTTGCAGAGACTCCAACAACGGAGTCAGTAGCGCCAGTGACTTTAAGACCATGCGACGCATCAATCGTCAGAACGTCTCCGATAGCGAAAACTTCGCTGTTCTTACCGATGGCATTATGATCGTAATTGACGCCATTGGTCGGAGAAGTCTGCAGTGTCGCGCCATAAATTGTCGCTGCCATTGCTTTTATCTTCGCTTATTAAGCGTTCGCTTTAGCATACTTGTTATACTCGTCAATGCTTCCGTACATCCTTACGACGGCATCTCTTTCTTCCGCTGTAAGTGAATCTGAAGGATTGGCAGCAGTATCAGGCTGCAGAGCGCCCGCGCCGCGTGAGATTCCAGGATTCGAGAAGAGCATATCCTTACGCGCGTTCTCTGCCCTGTTGTCTCTCGCCCGGCTGATAAGTTCGTCGGAGTAAACGGCAGCAAAAGCCTTGTTGAGGTCACTCAGCACGCCTTCCTTAGTCCGTTCCGATGCGGTCTTGATTCTGTCATAGACAAACATCAGTTCCTTCACCTTTTCCGGATTCGATGCGAGTCCAGGCTTGTCGGCCATAAACTCTTGGAATGCGAACCTACGAATCTCTTCCTTCTCCTTTTCCATCTCGGAATGGAGAGGATTCACCATCTCGCTGATATGCTTGTTCCACGCCTTTGAGGACGGGTCAGACATATCAATAGAAGGGATTTCTTCATCTTCAGGAGCGGTTCTCTTCGTTTCGCGGATTCTTTTCAGTTCCGCATTAGCCTCTGAGATAGCCCGTGAAAGATTTTCTAGCTGCTGCTGTTTCTTCGCTAGCTCATCATCGCCTGTGTTTGGTTTATCCGGTGACGCCGGTTCGGGAGTTGTCATCTCCTCTCGCGTTTTATCCTCTTGGAGGATTTTGTCCAGCTCGTCCATACGTTTACGATACATGACCCGGTACCGGCGGGAATTATGGATAAACTAAAAGCCCCGATATTCGGAGCTTCACGACTAGGAACGGAAAGAGCTGTTCAGGAACTTTCCGCGCCCATGCATGAGACGCCGAATCGCTTGAACAGCTTTTACTTATTTTCAATATTCTATTCTTCTACCTCAAACTCACTATCTTCTACGTATGGAAATTTATTACCTGCTTTCCTCCAATCGTCAGGATGAGCCTTCAATAATCTTTTCTCCCAAACCATGTGCTTACAAGCCTGCAAGCCACCATAATACATTTCACCATCTATCTCTATACCGTATTTATCACCTTGAATTTTTTTTATTTTGTACATAATTCGATTGAATTGACTTATAAACAGGAACCTCAACCTTCTTGCCTTTCTTATTATTTTCCGGTACCAAACCGAATACTTCTGCATGTGTCTTGTTATAAATCTTCTCGAACCTCTTTGATTTCACGTTCGGTTTATTCATATATATTCTATATCACTTTTTAGATTCTGTCAAGCGTTTTTCCATTTTCTTTATCTTGTCATAATCGTAGAAACAAGCCATCGATTGTGATAATATCTTCTCCGCCTGTCTGATTGAGCCTCGGTATTCTGAAAGCTCCTGCATGTTCTCAGATTTCATTGCCGATATCACGATAAGACTGTTTATCATGTTTTCGAGATATGACCTGAATCCAGGCATAGCATAACATTTCGCGAGAGCGTCCTTCATCTCCGTTGTAAGAGCTGCTGGCTTTCTGAATGTTATCTTGATTTCTTCGCTCATAACATCTGGTCAAGTCCTAATTGTTTGCCAGGGGCCATAGCTGAAGCGGGTTGTGGCATGTTTCCTTCCTGCATCTGTTGCATAGGATTCATAGGCTGCTGTTGACCTTGCTTTTGCTCGAACATGTCAGGGTCAACGTCATATGACTCCTCTACCCACTTAATGAGAGCAGTAACGTCACACGGTGCAAATTGTGCAAGCTGCAACCTCCACGTTGCGAACTCCATTCTCTCTGCCCTGTCCATTAACTCGTTTTTCTTATACGAAGAGTTCTTGACAACAATGATTTTCGTGTCGTAATCATAGAAAGAATCAACGTTGAGTGCAAGGTGCTCTGACTTGCTATTCGTCAGCTCTCCCTTCTCTTCTTCGACTGCCATCTCATCGGCTATCTTCTGCTTCCCACCTGCCGAAAGCATGTCGTTGTTCACGAGTCGAAGCTTCTTTGTCCCGGTAGTACCATCAGACAGTTTCACGTTCGGAATGGTTATGTCGCGATATATGAAGTCTTCTATCTCTTTTCCACTCTTTCCTGTTACCTTTTCAATCTTCGGGATTGAGTAGTATTGAATGATGCTATTGAGTCGAAGTTCAGTTCGGTCGCGCTCGAAATCCTCAAGATAGTTCATCGTGAATCCAAGTTTCCCTTCCGCTTCCTGCTGCTTGAGCATAGCCTGGCGCATGGAAACCTTTCCTCCCTTTTGCGTGCTTGCTCCTGCACCTCCTTCATAACCTGAATTTTCCTTTACGAATCCTATTGCCGCTTGAAGCATCGTCTGCTCTCCTGCGTTCACACCTGGAAGAGTCTCGAACCTCCAATTATTCACGTCTCCGACCTTTCTAATCTTATTCGGTTCAAGAACGGTGTCCTCTACGAGGTCGTCGAGATCGGAAGAAAGTCCGAACGGCATCAGCGATCCGTACGTCTTATCAATCATCATGTTCCACAGCGTATTCACGAGATCCTGGTCTCCCATTATCTTCTGCGGTAGAGCCATTCCCCAGAAGAAATCGTTTCCGAACGGCTCGTGTATTCCCTTAGCGAAAGGATAGTTACCATCCTTACGCGGGATAACTCCAGAATACAGTATAATTCCGTTCACTTGGATAATGTGCTTGTTCTTCCTCTTGTTGTAATACCTTATGACCTCCACCTGACTTGACGTAAGCTCTGTCTGCAACTGATTGCGATAGAACGTAGTCGGCTCTGTGTTTATCGTGTGATTTCCCGGTTTGACGTACTTCCAATTTTCATAGCCTTCAAACTCTCCGCATGCCTCATCATATTGCTGGATTTTCTTCCAAATTATGAACGGCTGTTTCTGTATTTCTGGCTGGTATGGGTTACCGATGTAAAAATCTTCGATGAATACGTTCTCCTGATAGCAGTTGTCGAACATTACCCTGGTTTCCTTCTTCGTCTTGACTTCTCCTGTTTCATGGTCAACGTCTTCAGGAATCTCTGTTTCCTGCTCGTATTTCATGTACCCTTCGTATTTGATAACCGTTCCCTTTGTAGCTGCTTCAAGTACGCTTCCGACGAATTTTGACTGCGCGTTCTCTTCAAGGTTCGAATAGTCTATGAGGTCATTGAATGCGTTTCCCATCTCGACGCTGTTCGTTCCGGTCTTCTTATTCACAGCTATTACCTTTATATCAGGCAACTGTGCTGCCGCTTTAGAAACGAACGAAATAACAAGATTCCTGGTAAAGTTCAGGAATATGTTCGATCTATCAGCAGTAAGAGTCGGTGCGATAGGTAGATATCCGTTCCATCTCTTTGTCCAATCATCTATGCAATCGTAAAGAGTCCTGCCGTTGAATTGGTTATATGACTTGTTTATGATGTTACGACCAATAACAAGGTTCTTACCAACCTCGTCAAGGTCTTTCTGTTCTTCATGAGTAGGAACCCAAGTTCCGTATTCTTTTTCTGATTCCTCAGCGTTCTTTTTTGTCTGTTCTGGCATATTATCTCCTTAAATATCTGCTTCCTGTGAAGTATTGTTTTTCTTTCTGTTTGCTGTAATAGTCGAACTTCTTCAGGTCTTCCTCGTCTTGGTATCTCTTTACAGTGACCATTCTTTCAGGAATGTCCCAAACAGCCAACGCGAGTGACATGATACAATCATCATGCAAGCCTTCAGGTACGGCTATTCTTACCTTTCCCCTATCGCTTATCTCGTATCGTAAACTTTTCAACTCGTCAATAAGTATCTGGTCGTTTGGAATCTTTATCTTTCCTTGCTCTATGAGAAGTTGCAGGTTTACCAATAAATCCCTTCTGCTCTGTTCCGTGAAATGGTACGGGTAAATGTTCTTTATTTTCAGCTTCAAATCATCGTATACCGGCTCTCCGACTCCGGTTGAGTCCATTATTACCTTCCCCTTTGCGAATTTGTGCCATGAAAGCTCTATGCGCGATTTCTGAAGATTATAGTCAATCTGGTTGAATCTGTCAGGTGTTCCTACTCTGAATGTCGTGAGGTCAAAAGGAGTGATGACAGTATAATCGTTATATTTCGCCAAGTCGACTCCTAGCTGATATCTCCTGTTCAAATCAGGAACGAATGGTTCGTTGTATACTATCAAATCGAGGTTCTTGATGAACTGTCCGGCACCTTCGATGAACTTACAGAGATACTCCTGTTCAAAGAGGTCCTTCGGCATCTGTTTGCGCTCGTTCTCTATCTCTTCTTGCGATATTGCGTTGGTGTCATTTACCGTTAGAATCTGCCAGAACCATCCGCTCTCCTTCGCCTGTTGAAGAATCTTGAATCCGTGGTTCATCCCGCGAGGGGTATACACGAACAATGCCCACCCTCCGTTTTCCGCCAATATTGGGCGTATGAAGTCCCATACATTCGACTTCATCAGTGAGTATTCCGTGAAGACGCATCCGATAGGGTTAGTACCAACGATAGAGTCGATATTATCAGTCCCTATTATCTGGATTATTGAACCGTTTTTCAATTCTATCTTTAGCTCTGTCTCGTTCTTCTTCACGATAAGGCTTTCCGGTATATGGTCAATGAACTTGAATCCGTCTTTATCCCTTCCGTCCCATATTATCCTTTTTCCCTGCGCGAACGTAGGAGCGAAATAATAATATGTACCAACTCTCTCGAATGCTTTCTTGATAACGATATTCCACGCCGTCTTGTCCTTTCCTGAACGACGCGCCCAAACAAGAACCAATCTCTTCACTCCGTTATCTATCGCTTTCAATACTGGAATCTGATATGGTCTCGGATTGAATCGGTAGGGAATCGTTACTTCCATAGTTGACTACGCTGATTGATATTGGCTTTCCTCCGCTTGTTAAATCAGTTTCTCGCTTGTCAGCATATCCAAGATTGTTCTTCGCACTGAATATCCAAACGGTAGGGTTTATCTTTCCTTTCATCGCCATCTGTTCTTGCTTAGATATCACTCTATCCTTTGCACTTTTTATTGTGTCAAAGTATTCTTCCTTCTCTTCATAGTTACACAACGTTTCTCTTGATGTGTCAAGATATACAGCGAGTCCAGCTATTGTTGGTATTTCTTCTTTCTGTTCGCAAGATACAAAGAAAGACTCGATATCGTCTTCGAGCTTCTTCTTATCCTCAAACTTTAGAGGTCTTCCCGCTGGCATTATTTTTTTTCTTATTTTCCTCTGCTTTCAGCTTGCGAAGTCTCTTCTTCTCTTCCTTCTTTGTTCGCTCTTCAATCTCTATGGCGTCTTTCTGGTCTACTATCTTGATTTGGAATCCCATTCCTGGAAACATCGGAGGGATTACTATGATTTCTACCTCGTTCTTCTTCAGGGTTCTCTGTATTGCTTTGTATGCCGATTGAACCCTTTTGTTAACCTCTTCTGTGTTTATCTCCTCTTCTGACAGTTTCTTTTTTGCCATAGATTTTGATTATTTGGTTCTTCAGGCGGCATCGATATGGTCATACGACCGGCCACCTTGGACTCGATAAATCGATTTCCACCTGAAAAAACAAAAAGTACTATACAATAAGTATATAGTACTTTTATATATTTGTCAACCGTTTATGAGAAAAAGTCAAGTATTACACCGAATCTCCTCTCTACTTTTATAAACTCTTCCCATCTGTCTACCTTATGAGAAGAAATATATTTCTTCATTTTTTCTAGTCTTGTCATAGCGATTATATTTCATGTCCGGAATCCGTCCGGATGCGGTATGTCTCGATAATTCCGTAGCGGTCCAGGACGCAATGCCTGCGGTTACTTCCTTATCTCGATATATCAAGTATACTCCTACGCCGAGGCGTTGTCAAGTGATTTCTAGTTTATGGCTTTATAAAGCAATAATCTATCATAATTCATTTATAGTTTTGTCATATTCATCCCAATCAACTCCAAGCTCTCTCGCGACAATCTTCTCAATTTTTGTGGCGAATATGTGTTCTTTACGGTACGGAGCTCTTTTGTCATTTCCTGGCTCTTCGTATGTCCACTTACCATCAATCCTCTCTTTCTCAAACGTTAGGTCAAAATTCGTTATATCTTTCTCTTTTATTCCTCTTTTAAGCGTTAAATACCATTCGACAAGCTCGTGAATAAATATCAAAAACTCGTAGTCTCTTATTGTCCTTGATATAAAGAACTTTTGAGCCTTTCCGTATCCTGGAAGGTTTTCGTATAGATAGTCTCCGCACGTTTCATATCTTTGGTTTTTGTGTGTAATCGAATTGCAGAATATACTCGGTAGGTGTTTCATATCATTGTTATAGCCTCAATAATCATCTCCTTTGTCTCCTTCATATTTCTTTCGTCGAAGTCCACTCCAAATCCAATCGCGATATTCCGTAGGTTCTCTATTCCTTCTGGAGTGGTAGTAGCCTTCATGATTTTCTTCCTGTTTTCGTCGTCGTCAAAGAGGTACAGACAGTGCTCGTCACCAGCGGATTTACTCATCTTTCTCGTAGGGTCCTTTATTGACATGATTCTCGGTGTCTCCGTGAGAATCGTTTCAGCTACCTTGCTGATTCCAAGACGCTTACAGGTCCTCCGATAGAACTCCATGTGCTGCAACTGGTCTTCTCCAACGATTACTGCGTCTGCTTCTGATAGGATTATATCTGCGGCCATGAGGCACGGATAGGTGAACAGTCCCACGTTCCCCTCACCTTTGTCCTTGAACTGCGTCATCCGCTTCAGGTCGGACATCGGTGTCTTGCATTGGATTTCCCAGGCTTTAATGATAGAGCTATCCCACTGTATAACCGGTTTCCCACCGAGTTTTTCTATCGTTTCTACCATTTCTGAATACGAAATCCATTTGCCACTAGTCATTGAGTGCCAACACGCTATCAAAATATCCGCCTCTTTCTCGATCGCATACCGAAGCCCTCCGAGGTAATTCCCGATATGGATTCGACCGGTCGGTTGGATTCCGTATAGGAGTTTCATATAATTTTCTATAATTATCGTTGATTAAAGGCTCCTAGGCGTACTTATCTATCCCATTTAATACAATGTCCCCTCTCAATTCCGACAGGTCTTCCTCCTGATTTTTCAATGGCGGCCTTTTCGTCGCTCCCCAGATAATAGACGCTTCCCCAGTCATTCACGTAGTATTCGTCAGCACGTTCTACGCACGCCGGTGTTGGAAAGCGTAATATAACAATTGCACCTCCGACAAAAAATAATAATGTTACAATAATCATTGACGCGCCAATTATAAATTCTTTCATACCGTTTTTCATAAATTATCGGGGCTATTTATCATGCGCTTACCTCTTTTTTTGTGTTACCGGCAAAGTTCTGCGGAGGCGTTCGGCGCGTGCTTTTTTTGGGTGTTTCGCATCACCAGTTGCCCATCTCCGCAGATTTTTACCGATAACTAAAGAACTGTGGAAGCGGTAGGAATCGAACCTACCCGGCTATTGCGCCTGATTTACAGTCAGGCCCGCGTCCATAACGGTCTACGCTTCCTATCAAAGAGAGAATGGTGGAGACGAGGATTTGTTTCGGTATTACCCTATGGTCACCTCGCTGGACTTTTGTGGTTCAACCCTGACTTGAAGTCATAGCCACCGTTATGACGGGACCCAACGGACTATCAACCGATGTAATTATCAGAGCCACGCGGTATTCCGTGACCCCTAGCGTCCCACCTATGCGCCACTCCACCACTCTCTCTTCGATTTGTTACTCTAATCAACAATAGTTACTTTTACTTTGACAATTTTATTATTAGACGTCTTTACTTCTCTTGCGTGATTTCTCGAATCGTAAATTAACAAGTGTCCATCTATCCAATCAATCCCAGAAATATTTTTTACGATATCACCAGAATCTTTCCATACAATCGCCCACATGATTGTTTCTTTCTTTTTCATAACTTTTTATCACTTTCAATTATCAATCCGATCAATTTCTCATTCTCTTCCTCATTTCGCTTCTCTAGCATTCTCTTCGCTGCCTTGG